AAATATGACTACTAACCAAGGAGATTAATATGACAGTAGTAAGCAGTCACAACGACTGGGATCCATTAGAGGAATGTTTTGTAGGTATTGCAGACCACGCAAGAATACCAACAGTAGATAAATCAACGCACAGTTTTGGATTTGCAGATTGCAAATATGAACACATCAAAGACTTAGAAGGACCAAGTCCTGAGTGGGTAATTGACGAAGCAAATGAGGACCTTGATGGCCTTGCCAAACTTTTAACTAACCTTGGAGTTAAAGTTAGACGTCCAGAGTCAATTGATCACAGCGTAGAATTTGGTTCTCCAGATTGGAAAACTACAGGTTGGTACACATACTGTCCACGAGATTTATTATTGCCACTTAACAATCTTATTATTGATTGTCCAGGTGCAATGAGAGCAAGACAATACGAAACAACAGCATACAGAGAATTTTTATATGAAGCAATGGCAGGCGGTTCACAATGGATTAGTGCGCCTCGTCCAAGACTACTTGATGACATTTATCAACTTGAAGACCTAAGTATTCCTACACTTAAAAATAATGAGATTGTATTTGATGCACCTAATGTTGTGCGTCTTGGTAAAGACTTATTATATCAAGTTAGTAACTCAGGTACATTGCTTGGTGGACAATGGTTAAAAACTATATTAGAACCATTAGGATATAAAATTCATCTTGCTGAAAAGTTTTATAGTTATTCACATTTTGACAGTACTGTAATTCCTTTACGTCCTGGACTTGTGTTGTTTAACGGAGATAGAATTAACAAAGACTGGTACCCACCTATCTTTAAAGACTGGGATAAGATTTTCTTCCCAGGTGATAAGGTACATGATATTGGTACTAACTTGCCGAACAACGTTTCGCCATGCAGTAAGTATATTGGTTTGAACTTTATGAGTGTTAATGAGAAACTTGTAATTTGTGATGAGAATCAAGAACCATTGCGTAAAGAATTAGATAAATGGGGAATTGAATCAATAGCATTACCAATGCGTCAAGCACGTACATTGAGTGGTGGTTTCCATTGTGTTACTTTAGATACGAAACGTAAAGGCACATTGGAAAGTTACTTTGAGTAAACGCGGTTATCACATACCAAATCTTGAATACATGATCACGACAAGTTGTGATCTGGCATGTCCAGGTTGCGATAGGTTCATTGATCACAACTTACCTTTTGTAGAATCATTTGATGGCATTGTTAGTAATATGGAAGCATGGGGCAAACGTCTTGACCCAGACCATGTTACTATCATTGGTGGCGAACCATTGTTACACCCACGCATATATGATATACTAAAAGAAGCAAGACGTATATTTGATCATGCAGTTATTGAAGTTTATACTAACGGGTTCCTATTACCTAAGCGTCCGGACATACTAAAGGTCCTTAAGAAAATAGGTAGAGCAAAGATTAGTTGTAGTTTACATAATAAAAATCCTAAGGTTAGAGAACTTATTGAAACTAATTTATGGAATGCTTTTTACAGCAAAGGCAAATGGACAATGGTTAGTAATATTGCACACAAGCAAGACGATGTTGAAGTAGAAGTTACTGATCCTACAGAAGGTGGCTGGTATGATTATAGGCAAACAATCAACGGCAAACTAAAACCTTGGACTGATAAAGATCCTGAAGCAAGTTATAAAGCATGTGGTGTAAACATATATCCTATAATATACAAAGGACAGTTATACAAGTGTCCGCCTATTAGTATGGTGCGTACATACTTAGGTAAAGCACAGCAACTTGACGATGTTGATTGGAAACCATATGTAGATTACCAAGGACTTAACATTGATGTACAAGAAAGCGAACTTGAAGAATTTGTTAAAAACATTTTCAAGCCACACAGTATTTGTGCAATGTGTCCTGCTAATCCAAAACTAAAACCACAAGAAGAAGCAGTGGTTAAGAATGTAAAATTAATATGAAAAAGATTCCTTTAATAACAATGGACAGTAATTCCAGAAGTCTCGGTACGTTTATTGAGAACTTCAAAGGTATTATTGAGTTTGAAGGACACAATGATAAAGTACTCGAGGATCAAGATAAACTTGTAGTATTCTTTGAATATGTAGGGGACAATGATTACACATTTGAAACATTTACTAACTTTTTTAAAACGTATGAAATACCAACCTTTCTTGTTATCGATGACTCATACGAAGGACTTACAGACAATGCATTTCTTGCGTTGGTAGAAAAAACTGTACAGGACAATCCTTATATTGTTGACTGGGTAATACTAACAAACAACAAACTTCTTAACACAAAGAACAAAATATATTTTAACGTACAGTTACATCTTGATAGGTATGATGGCATTGATATACGCAATCATCTTAACAAAGATTGGAATGGTAACAGTAACCTACGTAAGAAAAAGTTCTTGTGTTTGAATAGACAAGAACGTATGCATAGACTACAAGTAACACATCACTTGCTAAAGAATGACATTGCTAAACACACATACCTAAGTTGTCCACTTGGTGCATATGAGCATGTGTTCAATGGCAATAACACACAACAAGAACACAGAAAGTATCTTGACAAAGGTTTACATGGACTATGGAAACTGTCAGATGACTTTGTAGGATTACTAAAAGATAACTTACCTATTGAGTTAGATTTAAACGAAGTTACGTACAAATCCATGTCAAGAAGTTTGCCAAGTGCAGATGAATATTACAAAGAAAGTTACTTTAGTATTATTACTGAAGGCGACTTTTGGGACGACAATAGACAAGCATTTACAGAAAAAGCATTGAAGTGCTTCTTGTACAAGCACCCGTTTATTGTTGTTGGGTTGAAAGGAACGTTAGCACTATTACGTGAACTTGGCTTTATGACCTTTAGTCAACTCATAGATGAATCGTATGACAACGAAAAAGATCCTACAAAAAGACTTGCAATGGCAATGATTGAAGTTGACAAACTAAACAGTTATAACATACATGAACTGCAAAACATGTACAATGAACTTAATGATATATTAGATTATAATAGAGAACATTACTTAAACTTGTTTAGGCAGAAACAGCCTGTAGAACTGTTACACAAGATTAATTCTTTTGTAAATGATTAATAATAAAATCTTTGTTAGGTAGGTTCAACTCTTTTGCGTTGTTGATAATTTCATTCCTTGCATTTAAGTCAAGTCCTTTAATATCTAAATCAAATGGAAATGTTAAAACATTAATATACCAACGTGCTTCAAACCTTGTACAGAAGTCGTGTAAGTCTTTTAGTCCCATGTAATTGTTTTTGTGTAACACAGAATTGAATTCTAATCTGTACATGTTGTTGTACACCCAGTCAATAAACTTAACTACATCAGGCCATTTAGTTCCGCTACGTACACGTTCTCCAAGTTCACCTATACCGTCAATGCTTAATATAAAAGTTACTTTCTTATAATGCTGTAGTTCTTCAACAACTTCATCATTAGGTATAAACGTTCCGTTAGTATTGTATATGACCTCAACATTGTTTTTGTTTTTTACTTGACGTAACAGTTTCAAATGTCTGTTAGTAATTAACGGCTCGCCTCCAAGAAACAATATCTTTTCAAGTGTCTCTGGTACATTTGTAACGTCATCAATTTCCATCAACTTGTGTTTCGGTGCACCATAAATTTCTTTTTCTTTTACAATCCAACTTGTACTGAATTCTGAATTACAACCATCACAAGTTAAATTACACAAGTTATCAAAACCAATTTCAAGAAACTTTAGTTCAACTTTGTCCATTGTATATTTCTCGTTGAACTCCTCACGTAAACTTTTGTGTCCTATCTTTTCTTCATAGAAACACTTTTCACAACCTTTGATAAACTCACCTTTGGCACTTTGCTCTCGTAAGTCTTTGTATGCATCGCTGTGTAATACATTGTCAACATCTCCGTCAAACACGTCAATAGAACGTTTGAATCTGCAACAAGGATAGACCCTGTTGCCACTTCTTATATTAGTGTGATTCCAAAATGCACTACATTTCATAATACGGTATCCAATGTTTATCCAAGTCTTGCTTTAGACATTTGGTTGCTAAATCTAATACACTTGTGTAATCAATTTTGGTTTTGTCTTCATTTCTAAATGGATCAAACACAAATCTATTATCGTTATTTACTATGTCAATCTCATTATCATGTATGTTGATAAACATAGGTATACTGGCGTCTAAGACGCATTTTAAAGCGTCTACAGTACACAAAGCATAGTCTGTACGAGCAACAGCATACTCTAATGAATCCGGGGTATATACGGGCATTTTAACCACGTTTACACGTTCCAATAACCATTGTTCTATGTGCTTGTCTAATACTGAATCGCCTAAGGGTAGTAACAAAACGTTACTAAATTTATTTTGGTTTGCGTCCTCTATAAGTTTGCGGACTTCTTCGTGCGTCATTTTTTGATTATTTCGAGATCGAAAGTAATGATGTCTAACGGCTTCTCGCTCATATTAGGCGTAGTACTTAGGTCAAGATAGCCTGGAATAAAATACATTTCTCCCTCTGGCATTGGTAAGAATGTTTGCCAACTGTTATATGCATTTTTATTCTCTACTGGAATCTTACTAAAGTAATATTCGCTTACAGGATTGTCTACTACAAGTCCTCCGCTTTTTGGATCGCTGGTTACAAAGTACATACCTGAATAGAAACTATCTGTCTTTTTAGTCTTAGTCAAGCAACCACCCGGCATTACTGTTTGAACGTATGCTCTGGTAATAGCAATGTGCTGTCCTTGTTTAACTTCAAACTTTTCAGTAATCTCCTTGACAAATGACTTAACATCGTCGCTTTCACTGATGTGTTTGAACGCATTGTTAGTATGAAAGTTATCTTTGCTCTGCCAAGTATTAATATGTTGTATATTTGTATTATTGGTTTGCTTTTGGTAATCTTCAACAATTCTATCAAATAATTTTTTGACTTCTTTGTGCTTTGAAAATGTAACTCTACTAATGCTGTTAACGAATAAATTTAATGTGTCCATGCAATTACTTATTGAGCAACCAGGAATAAACAAAGTTATCTGGCACTAAATTAAATACATTTATGAAGTGTGTATTAGTTACAGGTGGCTTTGATCCACTACATTCAGGTCATTTGGCGTACTTTAAAGAGGCAAAGAAACTTGGAGATAAACTTATAGTAGGAATCAATTCAGACGAATGGTTGACAAATAAGAAAGGTCGACCGTTTATGCCGTTCAAGGAACGACTTGCTATTATCAAAGAACTTGAATGTGTTGATAAAGTTATAGGATTTGATGACGAAGATGATACTGCATGTCATGCAATATTCCATACTATGTCAACTGAAGTAGGAACAATAGTATTTGCTAACGGTGGTGACAGGACAGATTTTACAACTCCTGAATACAAAATTTACGGAGATCATCCGCAAGTTGAATTTGTATTTGGTGTAGGTGGAGAAGATAAAAAGAATTCAAGTAGTTGGATACTCGACGAATGGAAGACACCCAAGACAATACGTAACTGGGGTTGGTACAGAGTGCTTGACGACAAACCAGGTTACAAAGTTAAAGAACTTGTTATTGAGCCTGGCAAAAGTTTGTCAATGCAACGACATAAACATAGATCAGAAAACTGGTATGTGTTAAAAGGTACCTGCGTTATTGAGACTAACTATGATAACAGAGACGACCAAGTAACAGTAGATGCAAATCGTTCTTATACGATAAATGAAAATGTGTGGCACAAAGGTATTAACAATACGCAAGAACATTGTCACATACTTGAGGTACAGTATGGCGAAAAATGTATTGAAGAAGATATAGAAAGAAAAGAATAATGAAAATTTTTGTAGGATACGATACCAGAGAAGATATTGCTTACCAAGTATGTAGGCACAGCATTGAGTCACTATGCCCAACGGCAGAAGTAATTCCTTTAAAACAAAACGAGTTAAGAAATGACAAGTTGTATTGGAGAGGTGAAGACAAACTTGCTTCAACAGAATTTACATTTACACGTTTCCTTATTCCACACCTAATGAATTATAATGGCTGGGCATTGTTTATTGACAGCGACATTGTGTTTACAGAAAATGTAAAAAACTTATTTGATCTTGCAGACGACAAGTATGCTGTTATGTGTGCCCAACACGATTACACACCTAAGCCTGGAACAAAGATGGACGGACAAGTACAAACACAATACCCACGCAAGAACTGGTCAAGTGTTGTATTATGGAATTGCGGACACCCAAGTAACCAAGCAGTAACAATTGACAGTGTAAACAATCCTAACTACGATGGAAAATACTTTCATAGATTTAGTTGGCTCAAGGACGAGGAAGTAGGACAAATTAGTCACGAATGGAACTGGCTTGTTGATTGGTACCAAGAACCTGAAGACGGAACCCCGAAGGCACTGCACTACACAGAAGGCGGTCCTTGGTTTGAAAACTATAGACATTGTTCATACGATGATGTATGGAAGAAATATTTAACAGACATGATGTATACAAATGACGATACAGGAAAAAATTAAAGACTGGGCATTCGGACAACTATCAAGAGTCAGTGAACAGTTTAATAATTTATCTCCGTGCCCTTATGCTAAAACAACATTTGTTAATGACAAGGTATCTTTTGTTGAAGCAGACCATACAGAGTTTTTAGATATTGTCAATACAGAAATAGAAAAGTTTGATGGTGAGAAAGATGTTGTTATTGTGTATTCAGTACGTAATCCTTTTGGATTAGATTATCTTGAAGGTGCTGTTGAAGGATTGAATCATAGTCTTAACAAACGTGGTAAAGACATTTGGCTATTAGGATTTCATGATGAATGGACAATGATCTTTATACAAAAGATAACAAAACTTGATGACGCCAGTCTTGAGTTAGAGAAGAAGGGTTACTACAATAACTATAATAAAGACCAATTCAACCATTACGTAAGTAAACGAAGAACATTAAGAAGTAGACTATAAGGAAAATAACAGGAGCATATGGTAACATTTAAGAAAAGAGATAAGTGCTTTGTAACTGATCCAGACGATATGATTGTTCAGTGTCTAACTGAATCTTTCACTTACGTAGAGCCGACAGGACACAAAGTATTAAAGGACGATAACTCAACAACACCCCTTGTTATTAGAGGTATGACTGAACGTAAAGCAATACGCATTTGTGAAAAGCAAAAGCGTGATTACTTTTATATTGACACAGGTTACATGGGTAACTTGAACAAACGCAAAGACTATCATCGTGTAGTTAAGAACAACGTGCAACACATGACGCCACGTTATGATCTTCCAGATGATAGATTTAGACAGATACCTATGGCAATGAGCAATATTAGATTTCGAGGCTGGCGCAAGGCTGATGGTCCTATCCTTGTTGTTACTCCATCAGCAAAGCCTTGTAATTTTTATAACATTGATAGAGATACATGGGTAGATGAAACATTAAAAGAGATTAAAAAACATACTGACAGAGAAATTATTATTCGTGATAAAGGATTACGTAGAGAACGTGTAGGAGAATTTAGTGTACCTATGCAACTTATAAACGACAATATACATTGTGTTGTAACATACAATAGTATTGCGGCAACAGAAGCAATTAGTACAGGAGTTCCTGCGGTAGCACTTGCACCAGGTGCGGCTGATGAGTTATGTACAAAGACTATTGCTGAAATAGAAAATCCTTATTATCCAGACGAAGAAAAAGTTTTACAGTGGCAAAATTGGTTAGCATATTGTAACTATACAACAACAGAACTGCGTAACGGCAGGGCAATAGATATTGTAGAGGAGTTTAATCTATGTTAACAGTTGCATCGTATATGAAAGTAATTCCTCCTGGGAATTCAAATCCGGAGAAGCCAGCACTACTTAAAAATTTTATTCAAGGTGTAAATCTTATAGGGGACAGAGGATTAATTGTTGACTCTTATCATCCTATAGACACAGACGTTGCAGTAATACAAGGCTTTGTACATGCTAACAGTAAACAAACACCACACTTAAAATTACGTAGACAAGTTTATGACAATCAATTAAAACGTGGAAAGCGTTGCATTATTGTTGACAGTAATTTGTTTCTTGCATTTGATAAGAACAACAGTCACACATATCTCCGTTACAGTTATGATGGTATATTTGCCAACACAGGCGAGTACTGTAACTCCCCAGAACATGTCGACAAATTGCGTTGGCAGAAAATGAAAACAGCATTAAAGATAGAAGTTAAGCCTTGGAGAATACAAAACAACGGACATATTTTAGTTTGTTGTCAACGTAATAACGGTTGGAGTATGCAAGGACAAAATGTATTACAATGGTTACGTCAAACAGTTGAACGTATTAGAGAACACATAGATGCTCCTATTATTGTAAGATTCCATCCAGGTGACAAACACAAAGACACATACGAGCCACAGATAAGAGATCTAAAAGTTGGCGTTAGTCATAGTAAATCTATATTTGATGATTTACAAGGAGCAAGATTATGTATTGGGCATAACAGCAGTCCAACGATCATTGCCGCTATACAAGGTGTTCCTATTTTCTTAACAGACCCAGGACGTAGTCAAGCAAAAGATGTTGCTAACTATAATTTTAAATATCTTGCAACACCAGAAGAATTTGATAGAGGACCGTGGCTTGAGAAACTTGCACAATGCCATTGGACACTACAAGAACTAAAGGACGGTAGTTGTTGGAAACACATGAGGAATTTTTTATAATGGATGGTAGACTTAATTCAAGATTTTGTAGAAAATGCGATGCCACATTTAGATATCAATGTAAGTGTCCAAATCATAAAGCAATGCCATGGCAAAGAGAAAATGTATTTCATAGTGGAAAACGATACAAAGGCAAAACTGCTTTAAAATATACACAGAATACAGATAAAGGTTAAGAGTAATGAAAATATTAGCATTAACAACATTCCATCAAGAAGGTATGGAGTTGTATGGACAGCGTTTTATAGATACGTTTGCACAAAACGTAGATAAGCAAATTGATTTAATTGTTTACACAGAAAATTGTACACCTACTAATCCACAGCCTGAAAGAATACAAATTGTAGATGCAAAAGCAGTGTTACCAAAATTAAATGCTTTCAAAGAAAAATGGAAAGACGAGCCTAAAGCAAATGGTATATGTCCTCCAGACATCAAAGCAAGACGACCAAAGGATTGGCATAAAAAGTTTAAGTGGGACGCTATTAGATTTGCAAACAAAGTGTATGCAGTGTATGATGCATGTAAGCAAACAGAATACGATTTAGTAATATGGATTGACGGCGATACTGTTTGTCATAGTCCTATTACACAAGACAAACTTGTAAGTTTCTTTCCAGAACAAAACTGGTTAGCATATTTAGGACGTGGTAGAAAATGGCCTGAGTGTGGTTTCTATGCGTTGTATATCAAACAACAAGGTGCTATTGATTTTCTTAAAGAGTTTGAACGTGTCTACGAAGATGCAGACAACGGTATATTCAAAATGGAAGAATGGCATGACAGTTATGTATTTGACGAAGTGTTAAAGAAGATTAGAGTACAACACTCTAACATTACAGACCTTAGTGGACATCTTGTTAAAGGTGAAGGACATCCTTTGATTAACACAGAACTTGGTGCATACTTTGATCATCTCAAAGGTGCTCGTAAGCAAGTAGGCAAAAGTAAACTTCAAGATTTATTTAGAGTACGCAAAGAAGAATACTGGAAAGATGCCAAGTGAAGTTTGGTTTGTTTACACACAATGGTGCATTAAATTCAAAGCCTGTCTTTGAAGCATTTGCTAATGGCGTAGCACACTTAGGACATGAAGTTGTGTACAATGACATGAATGCCGATGTTGCTGTTATATGGAGTGTACTATGGCATGGTAGAATGTCAGCAAACAAAAACGTGTGGGACACATTTATAAAACAACATAAAAAAGTTATTGTACTTGAAGTAGGTGCATTGTTCAGAGGCACTACATGGAAGGTAGGCATTAATGGTATTAACAGAGATGCTACATTTCCTAAAGGCAATAATAATTCTGACCGTGCTACACAGTTTGGACTTGAACTTAAACCATGGAACACTGACGGCAGTAAGATTGTAATTTGTACTCAGCATGATAAAAGCGAACAATGGGTTAACATGCCTGCTATCAATCAATGGGTAAGTAACATGGTAAACGCCATACGAGCATATACGGACAAAGAAATAATTATCCGACCACACCCACGTTGTAAAATCAACATTCCAGGCATAACAGTACAAGCACCAAAACAAATACCAGGCACATATGATGATTTTGATTTAGAATTTGATGATGTATATGCTGTAGTAAATTGGTCAAGTAATCCTGCAACTCAAGCAGTAATGGCTGGCATACCTGTATACACTGGCCCAAGTAGCCTTGCATGGGACGTTAGTATAAAAGATTTAAAAAATATAAACGATCCTAAACTGCATGATAGAACGCAGTGGCTCAACAATTTGGCATACACAGAATGGAGTGTGCCGGAAATATCTCAAGGAATCCCAATAAAACACTTGACTTCTGAATTATAATACTGTATAATGCTATTATAAGTTTAGGAATCACAAATGAACCACGATTACAAAATTGAAGATTTATTAGAAGCACTTGTAGGATTAACAGTCCTGCCGGGTAAGCATTGGAAAGATAAATGCTTTCAATTACATGTTGATAACTCAAAAGTATTAAACAGTATTGGACATCAAGTGTTCAAAGGTTCTGCCTTAACACAAAAGCAACACGAACTTGTTAAAAAGTTATTGCTCGAATATTACACTGAACAGTTTACAGATCAAGGTATTGATATTACTAAACACGTCGATGAAATTAGAGAGCCTTATAGAAAAGTAGACAAAAGCCATTGGGTTAAGTTTGTTGAAACTCCAAACGGTACCTTTGTAAGCATTAGGTTTCCATTTAGTAATCAAGTTATTGAACACGTCAACGATCTTAAAAATAATGATCTAATAAGCAAAGATGAATACTTTTACGAAAAACATACACACAACTTTTTAGCAAATGAACAGAATGTTTATAAGGTTGTAACTGTTGCAAATAAATTTAAAGAGCAGTTTGATGTTGACACAGACGTACAATTATATTATAATGAACTTGTAGAATTTACTATGAACAAAGATAAAATTGTTCCAGGTATATATGAAAACAAATTTGAAAATATGAATGTTAGTTTAGTAGAAAAATTATCAGCAAGATATCCTAATCCTAACGAGTCACTACTTGAACTTTGGGATAGACGCTATTTGTATGGACTACATCGTTTTCCAGACTTTACATTTCCGCAGGATCTTTCAACGTTGACACACAAGTTATTGGATAGAAAAAATAGTTCAGTGTTTATTAGATCAACGGAATGGCCATTGAATCAAGTATTAGAATCTTTAAACGAACTGAACCGGTTCCCATGCATCATGCTTATTGATCCTGAAGTGGCATCAGATCATTTGAGTATGATTTATAATGCATGTAATGGGTTTTTGGCAAACGAAGAAATATCCGTTATGTTTAGATTGGACAATAAGAACAATGGTGAATTTAACCAATTCATCAGGGACAAGGGATTAAATAATAATATAAGCAGTAAGACAAAACTTGTCGTTGCTAATCGAAAGAAAATAACAAAGCCTATTATAAAGTCTAATTGGGATCCAGTATGTGTACTATCACTTGGTGACTCAAGAGGTTCACACTCATACGCAAGAGAATACGTAGAAAGATTTGATTTGAAATTATTTTGGACAGTAGAAGACAGTATGATATCAACATACACAAGACACCGTGACACAACATACACAACGGGAGTGCAGACTATATGAGCAGTTGTAGAATAGTAATACACGACGAAGTTAACTTTAAAGTTGAAAACTTGTCTGTTGATGTACGTAGAAAGATTGCAAACAAGTTAAAGTTTCAAGTTCCGTATGCACGTTACTTGCCACAATACAAGTTAGGTCGTTGGGACGGAACTGTAGGATTCTTTGGCTTAGGTGGTAGTGGTTACATTAATCATCTTGATGTTGTACTACAAGTATTAACTGAACAAGGTGTTGAAGTTGCAGAAATTAAAGACAATAGAGAAACACATAATTTAAAATTTAGTAAGATTGACGAAAACTATTTTGCGGCAAAGAGTTGGCCTAAAGGACATCCTGCAGAAGGAGAACCTATTGTATTACGTGACTATCAAGTAGAAACAATTAATAACTTCTTAGATAATCCACAAGCATTACAAGAAGTTGCAACTGGTGCAGGTAAGACAATCATTACTGCATGTCTATCACACATTACAGAAAAACTTGGTCGGACGTTAGTTATTGTTCCTAACAAATCACTTGTTACACAAACAGAAGAAGACTATGTTAACTGCGGATTAGACGTAGGTGTATACTTTGGTGATAGAAAAGAATTAGGTAGAACACATACTATTTGTACTTGGCAAAGTTTAAACATACTTGACAAACGTAACAAAGATGGACAAAGTGTTTTAAGTCTTGCAGAGTTTTTAGATGATGTAAAAACTATTATTATTGACGAAGTACACCAAGCAAAAGCAGAAGTACTTAAGAAACTACTAACACAAAATTTAAAGAATGCTCCGTTACGTTGGGGACTAACAGGAACAATACCTAAGGAACAATTTGAGTTTCAAAGTATTCTTGCAAGTTTAGGTCCTGTCATTGGTAACATCAGTGCAAAAGAATTACAAGACAAAGGTGTATTGAGTAAGTGTCATGTTAATGTATTACAAATGATTGATACAGTAGCACACAGAGATTATCAAAGCGAACTAAAGTATCTAACAACAGACGAAGGTCGTTTAGAATATATTGGTAAGTTAGTAGATTCAGTTTCAGAATCAGGTAACACACTAATACTTGTTGATAGAATATCAGCAGGTGAAAAATTATTAAGTCTTCTTCCAGAGGCAGTGTTCGTCAAAGGCGATGTTAAACTTGCAGATAGAAAAGACGCATACGATGAAATTAAAGAAGGTACAAACAAAATTATTATTGCAACATATGGTGTTGCGGCTGTGGGTATTAACATACCACGTATCTTTAATTTAATATTACTTGAGCCAGGCAAGAGTTTTGTCCGAGTAATTCAATCAATTGGCAGAGGCATAAGAAAGGCACAAGACAAGGACTTTGTACAGATATGGGACGTTACGTCTACATGCAAATATGCAAAGAGACACTTAACATCACGTAAGAAGTTTTACAAAGAAGCAGAATATCCGTTTACGATTGAGAAAGTAGATTGGCAAAAATAAAGGAAACTACATGAATATATTAACATTAGATAACAAAGCCTTTTCACTTAACAACCTGCCAGAACAGATTGAAGAAGATATTAGATTCAGTGTATTAGATAACAGCGATCCTCAAAATCCTGATTTCTTTTTTATACCTCTAATATTTTTAGAAAGTTTTAGTTCGCCGGCGATTGTTATGGAGATTAACGGCAAAGAAATTAGTATGCCACTTGACTGGCATATTGCAGTAGGAGACTCTGAGACTGGAAACGATCTTGAGATTCTACCACTAACAAGTATTAACGACAGAGGATTTGAAGCATTTGTTTTTAATCCACTAAAGAGTTACAAGCCAGACTTTGGAAGTTTAAAAGTTACAAACTTCTACAATGATGTTAAATGGCATGTACCTAAAACTAAGAACGGACAATTATTAAGTGTACCAATTGAAGACGGACCTAATCCATTGTGTGCATTTTTTATTAAAGATGTATCAAGACAAATTGAAACAATTGACTATGGAGAATTATTTTAATGAATGCATTTGTAGTGTATGTTTGGATGACCGTGGCGTATATGCCATGGGATATTGTTAAGGTGGGCGAGTTCGCAAACTGTGAGCAAGGTATTGCTACAGCAAACAATCTGTATCCAGGATACGTAGCACTACATTGTATTACGCCTGACTTAGTACCCCCAGGAGGTTTTGCTGAATGAAGTTGTACTCTGAACATTATCAAAACCAATTAAGAAAGTTACACCAGCTCAAGTCAAGTTTTGGCAGTGCTGGAAAGTACAAAGGACTTAATGAATGGATTGATAAATGGAAGCCTCAGAGTTTAACTGATTACGGTTGTGGCAAAGGTAACGTCATGAAAGAAATTGGCAAACGTTATCCGGAGTGTGAACTGCAAGGTTATGATCCAGGTGTAGTTGAGTATAAACAAATACCTGAGTTCGCAACAGACTTGCTGATGTGTACAGATGTACTTGAACACATTGAACCACAAATGATTGACAATGTGTTACAGCATATTAATACACTGTTTAGAAAGAGTGCGTTCTTGTTAATTGATACAAGAGAAGCAATCAAAACATTACCAGATGGTCGTAATGCACATTTGATAATTGAAGGTAAGGATTGGTGGACTGAAAAGGTCACTAAGAACATAGAAGGAAATGTAATTGTAAACGCATTTCAAAAGCAACAAAAAATATTAATGGTAATAGACAAATGAATCAACCAGTAATGAGTCTACAGAATATAGACGGACACGTAGTAAAGGAAGATGATAGATATCTTGTAAGAGATAATACAGAATTAAAAAATTTAGTTGTAAGTAGTACAACATTAAAACCTAACAAAGCAACGTCAGGTCACAAGCATGAAGGACAAGAAGAAGTCTATATGTTTTTAAAAGGTGACGGACATATGTGGTTAGATGATAAACGTTTTCAAATTAGAGAAGGCCAAATGGTATTAATTGAAGACGGAGTATTTCACAAAGTAGAAGCAGGCGACAATGGCTGTTACTTCGTTTGTGTTTTTGATGGAAAGAGATATACGTAATGGAACCTATTTTAATATCACCACACTTGGTATACAAAGTCAAATGTCCAATAGACTTAACCCCTATTGCTAAACGTAGTGCTGAACTGTTAGACACTATTATTGATCCAGGCGAAGTAGAACAAGATGGCGGTATTACAAGTACAGGACATCTTGATGCTCCACACTTATGGGAAGAAACAAGACTACTGAACGGTTGGTTAAAAGGACAAGCAAACAAAGTTTTAGACGCTTGGAACTTGAACTACAACACGTTTGGTATATCAAAGAGTTGGGTAAACAGTCATTATAAAAATGCATGGACTGACATACACGACCATGGTGATAGCCATCTTGTATGTAGTGTGTATATACAGCAACCAGAGAATGGTGGCAACTTATCTTTTGAAAATAGTGGTAGACAACTGTTTGCAGGCTATCCACGTTTCGCCCAAAATCAATCAAAACTTCATAACTACTTTACAGAGGTTGAAGTCAAACAAGGTGACGTTGTGTTCTTTCCAGGCTGGTTAAGCCATAAGAGTCATAAGAGCAAAAGCGAACAACGTAGGATTGTAATGGGTATGAATTGGCATTGTGCTTTAGAACGCCCACCACAGTTAGACAACGATCATATAACGAGGCAAGATGTTTAGTATTTTTAACAAACCCAGCACAGTAACATTAGATTGTTTTACAGATCAACGTGTAATATACGAAGCGTATGAACCTGAACTTGCTGAAAAGACAATGCCTGATTGGTGGAAGAAGATGGCGGCAACACGTAAGTTTGACAGTCGCAGTTACCAAGGCTTAGACAATGCTACACTCAAACGTTGTCCACATGTAAACGAATTGCTAACAACAGGTGTTATGTTTCCTGCTTGGATGCAGTTAAAAATTAAAACATTTGATAGACCAGACTATGCAGAGATACAAACGTATCCAGAAGGCAGTCCTGTTATACCACATGACCCGCAAGACTATGCACATCACAAACCAAACATGTTTCATGGTAAGGTTATGAGTCCGTGGCAGATAAGAGATACAAGCGGAACTAAATGGTTATGGACAAGTCCTCAATGGCATATGACAAATCCAATAGAGTATTGGACAGTGCCTGCTATCAGTGAGTTCAAGTATCAACATGCAACTATTACTAACATAATGGTTCCGTTCAATACCGAACTAAACATAGAGCCAGGTGATCCGTGGTTACATTTAGTGCCACTAACAGAAAAAAGAATTAAACTTAAGACACATTTAGTTTCAACTGATGAACTAAACAAGATGAACAGTCTTATGATGGGTATAGGAAGTTATGCACGTTTTATGAATAGAATGAAAAGGAAGGGAAAATAATGAGTCCAAGCAATGAAGAAAAACTTTTAAGAGATATTGAATTGTTAAATGTAAAAGTAGACAAGTTGCAGTTAACGATTGAAGCATTAGATAACAAACTCCAAAACCATATCGGCTTTATTGACAAGACGTATGAAGGCTTACGTAATCCAATTGATGCCGCTAAAAGGTTTATAGGAAAGCACAGATGAAAGTAAGTCCATTAAATATTTTTAATATTGAAAATCCATTTCCAGAGTGGTTAGTACAGTATATCGAAGATCAAACTAAAGATGTTAATTGGCAGTTTGTAAGTGTACCACCAGAACATGAAGAAGGCAACAAGTACAGAACTCCTGCACTGTTTACTGATGTTATGTTTTGTACACAAAGCAATATACTTGATGACCATAAAGAACTTACAAAGTTATTACACACTGCGTTGACACGTGATATTATTCCTAACACAATACCAGACGCAGAGATTAATCAAGTAACACGTACAAGACTAAATGGTACTGTACAGAATGTTTACTATGGTCCACACACTGACGTAAGCAACAACGAGCCTGGACTATGGACGTTTGTTTATTATGTAAATGATGCAGACGGTGATACAGTCTTCTTTGAAGAAGATGGCAAGACAGAGTTAACAAGAACAAGATACAAACGAGGAAATGGTGTACTGTTTCCTGCACACTATTGGCACACTATGGACTTGACCACAGTGCCGTTTCGTGTTACAATAGGTATGACATATTCAATAGAGACAAAACTAAATGGCTGATAAATTACCTTTAAAAGATATACTTGGTGCAATCGATATGAATGCAAAAGAAGTATGGGACGAACTTACTGATGAACAACGTAAGTCTGTTAGTTTCTTTTTGCTTAATAGATATTGTAGTGTAGTTAAAGGTAAACGTGAAGCACAAGAACTTGCAGTATTCAAAACTAATGAATATTATAACAAGAACTATTTTAACATTGCTAAACATCAAAAACTATTGTGGCAACTACTTTGCATGACAGCAAATGAAAACAAGTCTATTCAGTATCATGAATGGATCGGTTACAAAAAGAAAAAGGGTGCTACTAATAAATCAGGCAAAGAACTTGAAAAGATATTTCCTAACATGAAAGCAGATGAAATACAAATGTTAGTTAGTATGAATAAGAAAAAAGATATTGAAAAGTTTATAGAGGAATTCAATGGCCATAATTAAAAAGAACGGAAGACTGTTTACATTTGGTTGTAGCCTAACAAGGTATCACTGGCCTACATGGGCAGATATCTTAGGACAAAGTTATCAAGAATTTTACAACTGGGGTAACAGAGGTGCTGGCAATAGACAGATTATGGAACGCTTCAGTGAAGCATGTTTACGTCATGACTTTACAACTGAGGACACAGTTATTGTACAATGGACTGACTATCATAGATTTGATCATCACAAGAGTGATCCAGACTTACCTGAGAGTTGGTATCCAGGCGGCAACATATTTGTTGATAATCAAGCAGATCAGATTAAAGGCTTTGTAATGAATAAGTTGTGGGACGAACGTTCGTATATGATGCACTCGTTTAACTCTATACACGCCGCAGTAGCACTTGCAAGAACTATTAAAGCAAGAGTAGTTTTTATATTTGGTACAGACATGCGAGAACATTTATTACATGATCCGTATTGGGCACCTTACAAAAAGATTTTACAAAACAGTTATTGGATTGAAAAGGATTTATATAACTGGATGGTACAGATGCATGATAAACGTATATCGTTCAAAGGTGCAAAGTTAGGTAACTTAGATGAGGAACCTACATTAGATTATCACCCAACGCCAATGATGTATTATGAATTCTTAATGAAACGCATTTCACCATTGTTAGGTGTAGGCATTGATAAAAAGTTTGCAGGCAAATATCAGAAAGTATTAGAGGACACAGATGACTACAAAGATATCGGAAAAGCAATTCTTGAAGCAGGTTACGATACAAATAAAAGATACGCAAGGGGTTACTAACGTGTCAGATAAAAAGTTCGTATGTCAATATTGCAACACAGCATATACAAGAGAAAAAACTCTTATGGTGCATATGTGCGAACAAAAACGTAGAGCATTACAGAAGAACGAGAAACGTGTACAGTTAGGCTTTTATGCGTTTACAAGATTCTATGTACTGTGTCAGAACGTTAAGAAAGAAAAGACTTATGAAGAATTTTGTAAGTCATCATACTACAACGCATTTGTAAAGTTTGGTTCATTTGTAAACAATGTGCGTCCGTTGTATCCAGAGAAGTATATTGACTATGTAGTAACAAGCGGAGTCAAACTTGATCATTGGTGCAGAGATGAACTGTATGAAAAATATGCAATTGGCATCTTAAAGAAAGAAGGTGTTGAAACAGCAGTAGAACGTTCAATCAAAACTATGATGGATTGGGGAGATGATCAAGAAGCACAATGGAATGATTATTTTAGATATGCAAGTCTTAACAGAGTAACACAACATTTACGTGATGGTAAGATTAGTGCATGGCTTGTATTGAACTGTGCAAGTGGTAAAGAGATGTTATCAAAATTTAATGATGAACAACTTGGGATTGTATATGCTGTAATGGATCCACAGCATTGGGCATTACGTTTTAGACGTAGTCCAACAGACGTAGAATTGGTAAAAGAAATAGCACAAAAGGCTAACTTATGATTGACAAAGACGAAGAAAAACTGTATAATATAACTATGAACACACAAAACAATAATGAAATGATAGTGTCAAACCATGTTGGTGTTGACGGAGAAAGTGTAGATAGAATCTATGGAGACCCTAATAGTGGTAAGTATAGATTGGTTCAAAGAGACTACACTACCTATAAAGGAACCATTACTAAAAAAATGACTATGGTCAAAGGCTTAGACGGTAATCGATTTAAGAGTCATGTGTTTGTTACACAAGATGATAGATGGTTTAATAGAGGCGGTTTGCCTATCACTAAACCAAACAATTTAGCAAATGAAACAGAAACAAAAGAAACAAAAGAAGAAGAAAAAAGTAGTATCGAAAAAGCGAGTGACTAAAAGAGAAATCGAAGGATACTACATTCCAGGAGATGGTACAATACAAACATTGTACAAACCTAAATGGTAATACTATACGGAATAATATTTCTATGTGTGTGTTACGCAATACCCGTATTCATGCTATGGTGCATGGACAAGGAAGAGCCTAAATAAAATGCCTGATATTGATATAGACTTTGCTGATAGAAACGTAGTGCTTGATAAGATTAAGCATCGTGTCGCTAAACTTGACACAGGCAAAAAACATAACACAGGTGTATACACAACTGAAGTTCCACACAATCCTGTGGACAACTTATCTACAATCGAACACAAGACTGCAGAAGAGCGAGGATATTTTAAATTAGACTTCCTCAACGTTTCGATATATAAAGATGTACAAGATGAAGCACATCTTATTAGACTCATGAAGAAGGAACCATTATGGGATTTACTAACCGCTCCAGAATTCAGCAAACAATTATTTCACGTAGGAGAACACAGTTACCTCCTAAGCAAACTGAAGCCAACAACGATACCGCAGTTAGCGGCAGTACTGGCGATCATAAGACCAGCAAAGAGACATCTACAAGACCATGGCTGGGAACAGATACTACAAGAGGTGTGGGTAAAACCTGAAGACGGTTCCTACTACTTTAAGAAGGCACATGCAATGGCATATGCCCAAGCAATCGTAGTTCACATGAACTTGCTCTGTGAGCAAATCCAACAATAATTATTTAGGCTTTTTTACTAATTGTACAGAACGTCTTTTCACTCTCTTGAGTGTAAGGTTCTTCAAGTTCACAGTTGGCCCGTGAACGATCTTTACGTCTTTACTGTTCATGTTAACCAATGCGTATCTAAACTTGTCCATCTCTTTTCTCAAAAAGATATTGATAGGGATCATGCGGTTACTTTCCCACCACCATGTTTCACCCATCTCTAAGAACACTGGTTGATGTCCATCTTGCAACTCCGAGTAAACGTACATGCTTGTAATAAAGTTATCTTGATTACAAACGATACCGACGTACTCATTGCCACCATATGTAACAACACTTAAAAACGGAAATTTTTCTTCTATGTCTTTTCTTAACATCATTCTCTAATAAATAGTTATATGCAACTTATACCCAGATATTTAGTCAATGACAAAACCAATCTCGTAGCAAATGTGACTACGGGCACAACAACGGAGTTACGACAAGTGTACCAGAAAAACTTAAAAATATTTAAAGGCATAGACAACGTGTTAACCTTTGAAATTAAAAACAACGACAGTAAGCCTATAAGCATACTGAACACGTATACGCCACACTTTACAGCGTTCGATCATAGCAAGACACAAGTGCTTACTAAGACAGGAACAATTAAAGAAACATCAACACCTAACTACAAAGGACAGTTCACAGTTAGCATTACTGCAAACGACTTGCTAAACTTAGATGATCAGTTCTTAACATATACAATATACTTGACCAAGGACAGCGACAACAGTGAAGTAATTACATATGCTAACACCCACTTTGAGATGACTGGTACCATCGAATTACAGGGTGAGGCATTCCCAGGTCCAAAGGACACATACTCTGTTAGTGCGTTTACTGAGATTGAAAATAGTGACCCTGTTGCATATAAGAGCGAACAGATACCAGCAGAGGCGGCACGTAACGGCAATGAAGCATTACACACTGCGGCAATATACTCAACTGACTTTACAGGTACTGTAACTATTCAAGGTAGTTTGGAAAATCAAAATCCAACTAATTGGGTAGACATTACATCTGTAAGTTTAACTAATCCAACTGAACCTACTCCAGTTAATTTTAATGGTGTGTTTTCATATTTGAGAACCAAATACACTACATCAAATTCTGGAACAATTGATAAAGTATTAGTCCGAAATTAGTTGACTTCTGATGCAAATGATACTATAATAGTATTATGAGCATTGTATTCGAGACACTACAGTTACATCTACCTTCTAAGAAGAAAACTACTCCAAGTGGTTGGACTTCTTTCAATGCACCTTGTTGTGTACACAATGGAACCAATGCTGACAAAAGACAACGTGGTGGACTAATCAACAATGGCGAAGGTGGTATAAGTTATCACTGTTTCAACTGTGGCTTCAAAGCAAGTTGGGTACCTGGTAGACAACTATCCTACAAGATGCGTAAATTGTTTCAATGGTTAAACACACCCGATGATGTAGTAACTAAACTTGCACTACAATGTTTACAGATTGCTGAAGTAGGTATTACTAATGTTGAAATAAAACTTCCTAAGTTTGATATTAAAGAATTACCTAAAGATGCTAAACCTATTAACAACGACACACCAATAGAAGTCATACAGTATCTACAAACAAGAAACTTATACTTAGAAGATTATAACTTTCATTGGTCACCTGAACTAAAAGACAGATTGATTATTCCGTTCTATCATAAAAATGAAATAGTAGGATACACTGCACGTAAAGTCAAAGATGGTAATCCAAAATATCTAAGTGATCAACAACCTGGATATGTATTCAATCTTGATGCACAACATTATAGTCGTGTGCTTACTATTGTTGTAGAAGGTCCTTTTGATGCAATAGCAGTAGAAGGCTGTGCATTGCTGGGTAGCGAAATCAAAGATCAACAGGCCATGCTCCTCAATAGTTTAAATACAAACAAGATAGTTGTGCCTGATAGAGATGAAGCAGGTGCTAAACTTGTAGACCAAGCAATGGAACTTGGTTGGAGTGTTAGTATGCCCGAATGGGGTAACAACATAAACGATGTGAATGATGCTGTAAATGAATATGGCAAGATGTACACATTGTATTCAATTGTGTCAGCAAGTGAAAAGAACGAATTAAAAATTAAACTACGGAGCAAAAAATGGTTTGGTTAAAAAAGTTGTGGGGTAAGATCATTAGACCAATTAGTGATTGGAGAATGAAACGTAGAATGAAAAAGAGGATTGAGGAACTTAAGAAACGTGATCCGTTCATCTACAAATGAGAATGCCTGGAGATAAAACTATGATCATATGGGGTATGGTTGGCAACAGTCACGATGCAAGTTTGGCTGTGTTTAGAAAGACAGAGAACAAGTTAGAATTGTTATGGGCGGCACTGAGCAAAGACTTCAGTAACGTAGATAACGATCCGCATTTCAATTGGACTATTATTAATGTTGCAAGAAAGAACTTTGGCGATCCAGATCAAGTTGTATGGTATGAGAATCCATTTACAAAAAGTCTTAGACAGTTATGGGCCGGACAAGGTTTCTTGTTCAAAGAAAATAATATTAGAGCATACTTGAAGCAGTGGGACATTAATGTTCCTATTAAGTATGTACCACATCACTTATCACATGCGGCATATGGATATTACACAAGCGGTTGGAATCACGGCAATGTAATATGTATTGACAGCATTGGAGAGTTTGAAACACTAACAATGTGGAGAGGTGATGGAGATTCATTAGTAAAGATTAGCAGTCAAAGTTATCCTAACAGTTTAGGACTTTGGTACAGTGCAATGACACAGCGTTTAGGTTATATACCTAACAAGCAAGAAGCAGTTGTGAGTACGTTAGCAAAGTCTGGTAATCCATACAAGTACAAGCAAAGACTGTATGATGATTTCTTTGAGGTAACGTATGATCCATTATGTAAAATTAAATTTAAAGAGAACTGCCATAGAGGATTAAGATGGTATGCTCCTGAGATTAAAGATATTGAAAACCTTGCGGCAAGTGTTCAACATGTGTTTGAAGACCTATGTATGAAACTTACTACAAGCATACAGTACAATAACCCAAGTACCAATCTTGCTGTAACAGGAGGTTGTGCTTTGAACAGAGGCGCAATGGACAAGATTAGAAAGAACTGGAGAGGCTTTTGGATACCAACCAATCCAGGTGATCCAGGAAGTTGTATTGGAGCAGTACTGGCTTTGGAGAAGAAACATATTGACTTTGATGAAGAAGTATGGTATAATAGTAGGACAAAAAAAGGATTAGCGAATGAATAAAGAATATGGTTATGATGTACAAAAGGTATATCTGCAAATGATGTTAAGCGATGCACAATCGTTTGTGCGTTGTCAGACTATCTTTGACCATAGTTTATTTGATCGTAAACTGCAAGATGCGGCAGAGTTTATGAACGCATATGTTACAGAACACAATGCATTGCCTACAGAAGAAATGGTTAATGCAACTTGTCAAACTGATCTTAAGGTTCCTGAAGGACTTAGAGAAGAACACTATGATTGGTTACTGCAAGAGTTTGAAACGTTTACAAGACACAAAGGACTTGAGAGAGCAATACTTGAAAGTGCTGAACTACTTGAAAAAGGTGAGTATGGTCCTGTAGAAGACAAAGTCAAGACTGCAATACAAGTAGGACTACAAAAGGACTTGGGTATTAATTACTTTGAAGATCCTAAAGGTAGACTTATGGGATTGAAAGATAACAATGGACAAGTAAGCACAGGCTGGACAACACTTGATAGAAAACTGTTTGGTGGCTTTAACAAAGGTGAACTGAATATCTTTGCAGGTGGGTCTGGTGCAGGTAAGAGTTTGTTCTTGGCAAACTTAGGAGTGAACTGGGCATTGAACGGCATGAACGTTTGTTATCTAAGTTTTGAGTTGAGTGAGGCATTGGTAGCAATGCGTGTTGACAGTATGTTCACAGACATTCCAACAAAAGAAATATTTAAAGATCTTGATGGCGTTGAAATGAAAGTCAAGATGATTGGTAAGAAGGCTGGAGCATTCCAAGTCAAGTATATGCCAAGTGGTAAGAACGCAAACGACATTAGAAGTTATTTGAAAGAGTATGAAATTAAAACAGGACGTAAGATTGATGTACTGTTGGTTGACTACTTAGACTTGATGATGCCTATGAGTAGAAAAGTATCGCCAAGTGATTTGTTTATTAAAGATAAGTTTGTATCAGAAGAACTGCGTAACCTTGCAATGGAATTAGGTTGTGTGTTTGTAACAGCGGCACAGTTGAACAGAGGTGCAGTAGAAGAAATAGAATTTGATCACTCGCACATCAGTGGTGGCTTGAGTAAGATTCAAACTGCTGATAATGTGATAGGTATCTTTACAAGTAGAGCAATGCGTGAACGTGGTAGATATCAAATACAGTTAATGAAGACAAGGTCAAGTAGTGGAGTAGGTGCTAAGATTGATCTTGAGTTTGACATAGACAGTTTGCGTATTAGAGATCTTGATGAAGATGAAGACTCAAACAACTATGCAAGTAGCACAGGCAGTTCAGTACTAAAAGGTTTACAAAGAACAACTGACACATCAGAACCACCAGAGCCAGATGCAGGTGAAGCAGTTAAGAAAGTAAGAGCAGACACAGACAGTACTAAACTAAGACAGTTCATTGGAAACCTTGGCAGTGAGTAGTGTTACAGTAATAGATGATGTGTTTCCTAATTGGTTACTCGCAACAATACAACAGAGTATATCAAACTGTAAGCAATGGGAATATGGCAGAGTAAAAAGTGCATACGGTGATGAGTATGAAAACTATTACAACTGTGTGCTTTGGCACAAGAACTATCCTGAGATGGAAGACCCCTTAAAAGGTTTATCAAACGTAATGGCAAGTTGCTTTGCACTTGAACTATTACCCAACGGTCCTAAACAACTTGAAGTACTGAGAATGAATGGTACTACACCCGCAAGTGAACAATACCCACATCGTGATTGCGATATGATCGCAGATGACACAGAACGATTGAAGAGTATTGTATGGTGGCCTTTTGGCAGTAGCGGAGATCTTCGCTTCTGGGAACATCAAGTTGACATAGTCAATCCTTCACAGGTTGTGGAGTACAAACCCAATCGTGCTGTGATGTTTGATTCAAGCATTCCGCATGCCGGCAATCCACCCAAAGATTGGCCCATGCGTGTTAGCATCAACAGTGTTTGGAAATTACAATAACAGTCTTTTTTACATATCGTGGCAAAAAATCGCCATGCATTTAAGGCGTGTTAAGACTATGAAAATCACCCCTAAATGGCTCTTAAATGCCGACTTAGTACAATTCGCAGTACATTGTAGCACTTTAGTCTTTTTACACGAGCAACAGCGTTTTAACCAGGTTTAAAGCACCTATTATAGTAGCAGTTTAAATACACATATGCAAGACTTTATTAAAACATGGGACAACGAACTCGATCCAGAATACTGTCAAACTGTGATTGATTACTACAATCAACAACAGGGTACACGTATACTGAATCGCCAAACTGCAAACGAACGAGCACCAAAGATGAACAAAGACGGTGCTATGCTCTATGACGAAGGGGAGACTGGTACATTTGCCCTCAGCATGAATAAACTACTACAACCCTATTATGATTGCATACACAGATGTGTAGATGATTATGTCAGTGAGTTTGGTATATTTGAAAACGTTAATCCCATACAGTTGAGTCACAGCATTAAAATACAGCATACTCGTCCCAGTGAAGGTTATCACGTATGGCACTGTGAACATGCAAGTAGAGACACAGGACAGCGTGCCATACTTGCAATGGTTTACTTAAACACCGTTGAACAAGGAGGTGAAACTGAATTCTTATATCAGAGCCGTAGGATTGATGCCCGAGCTGGGCGAGTTATGTTTTGCCCCGCAGGTTATACGCACACCCACAGAGGTAATCCACCATTAGTGGGAGACAAGTACTGTATTACTACCTGGCTCGAATTTACACACTAACTTATGTTACGCCAAGGCGTAGGTCTTGATTTGCCGGCTTCCCACACAAGGTCACCAGTTTCTATCACTGTGCCAGTCATGTATCCTGAACCTCCGTTGCTCCCTATGTAGCGTGAAGGCTTTACAAGTTGGCCTTTGTAGGTCTTGGGTATATGAATACTTGAGACACCACGTTGTTTTATTCCTGCCATAAATCCCCTTTTTTAAGAAGTATTTATGATCTATGTATGCAGTTGAGCTTCTTACCTGTTGACCTCATCAGTTTTAAAAGGGTCTTTGTTACTTCACTAAGACGTGCTCTCGAACACTGTTTACAGTAGTATTTAAAAGGCCACGGGGTATTTGATTGCTAAAAGGCTTCTTTATAGGGGATTTGATCTAAACTATTTGCAGGTCTCTGGAGCAAACACACAACCAAGTGTGCGTCCTATTGCTTCCCAGTCTGTGGGTCCTGTATCATCAGCAACACGTTCTTGTGTTACTTCGCCGTGTTCCTCTGCTTCTACTACACTGTCTATAGTGGTCATTGGTGGTTGCCCACAACCCTGTACTGCAAGTACCACGAGTATGACTGCAAGTAATAACCATATTTGAACATCTTGTTTCATCGTACTGTAGTTATCCCGCGAAGCGGTAAAGCGCCAGATTAGAGCCGCAGAGCGGTACGCGGTTTTTTAAGAACGTGCGAAGCACAGCGGTAGCAAAGATCGGTAAGCAGGTTTTGACCTCTTGGCT